CGTTGCCCCAGCTGTAATTAAGGCAATTATTATTTGTACCATCTTTTTATTTTCCTTTCTTTATGCGGTTCTTTTCCACATATAACATGTTATATATGGTTGTAGTAATGATAATGAAGTAGAACCTGCTGAATTTGTAGTTTGTTGTCCTGATGCAGAAATTGTATGAGTATGCCCTTGACCTCCACCAGTTTTGCCTCCGTTGTACTCGCTAAAATGTTTAGCACTCGACCAATTTACAACAATTTGATCTGCTTCGGCTGAAGAGTCTCCATTGTTCGTTGTTACTTTTACACCTAAATCGTGAGCATGTGAAGGTATTTGATTTACTGTCAATGCAGTGCTACCTGTGTTTCCATTATGGTTATGACTAGCTATTGTGTGAGTATGCGATATATTGGCTGTTTTTGAACCTCCAGTTTTTTCAACTGCGTTAAAATCACTATCAGATGCATTTATTCCAACAGGAACTCTTCCAGCGCCCCAAGCAGCCCAAGTCCCACCAAATAGATTAGAAGGGTTCGTGTTATTAACTGACATGTAGATGCTGCCAATAGGATATATCTTTTTTAATATTTGTTTAAGCGGTTGCACTATAATCCCCCCTTACCACAAAATCTAACACATCATCGATATCAAGAGCCCAGTCTGTTGTTGTTTTTATTTTGTTGCTTATACTATCTGCTGTTCCAATTTCTCTGTAATGCCCGTCTGTTCCTGCATCGTCAGAACTTAATCCTAGTCGTTCTCCATTCAAGTATACGTCTAACACTGCTTGTCCTACCTTATAATAGCAAGGTATTGTTACTTCTGTACCTGCAGCAATTGTAGATGTAATTTTAAGTTGATATTTATGTTCAATATTATTGTTTATTGCAGAATCTATATTATCTTGAAATGTATCAAAAGTTTCTTTGTTTAGCTTAGTAACATCGTTCTGAAAATTAATTTTTTCCATTTATTCTGTCCTCCATTTCATTTATTCTTTTTTGCATTTGTTCTATTATCTCTTGTTGTTCTTGTATTGCCTTTGTCAATGTAGCAATTATCGGCAATTCGTTAATGTAATATCTTTCTTCTATATTTCTATCTTTGTCTTCAGGTCTTTTTATAACAAAATTAGGATCTATTTGTTCCATATCTTGTGCTATATAGCCTATTTTATAATGCTTACCATCATCTTTCTTGTCAAATTCTTTATGTTGAATCTTCTCGATGATGTCTAATGCTGAAGTTGTACAGTCTTTAATATTGCCTTTTATTCTTCTGTCTGACGATATATTGTCTGCATATACATTTCCTTCTACATTCAAGTTTCCCCAAATATTAGCGGTACTTCGAACATATACGTCAAAACTTACCTTGTTAGAGCTATTTCCTAATAAAACTGCTCCTCCCATTACGTGAAAACTTCCGTCATCTTGCATCAGTACATATTTATTACCATTTCCAACTTTAAAACTATTGCTTCCTCCAACATTACGATAAAAACTTATCGCATTTAGTATATTAAATGCTCCATAAGAGGTGTCGCCCTCTGGAATAATTGACATTATTGTTTTTCCCGAATTACTGTCCTCAAATGTTATCCCATTAAACGCATTGCCATACATTCTTACATTGCCACTTTGTATTCCACTTTCCATTCCAGCCAAAACCAAGTCACAATAATTTAATACAAGTTTTCCAAAGAAATCGTCTGCGTTTTCATCTCCCATATGAAAGTCTTTAAGGTATAATATTGGATGAAATTTGCCGTCTGTCGTCTTTATTCCCCAAGCCATTCCATTGTTTATGTCTTGATTGTATTCGCCTTCCACAGAAAAACTAATGTAACTGTTGCTATTCTCTTTATTGACACCCATCTCGCCAAATACCGTAGTACCATCACTTTCACAAAAATGTTGTCCTTCTTTATCTAAATACATTAGAACTTTTTTGTTGTCATCTAAGACTGCAAAACTTGCATTATTCTTTATTAACATCATTTGTATGTATTCTGCTATTTTGTTCCAAGCTATTTTAACATGTTCGAAATTTTGTTCTACTTTTGTTCCAAATTCTTCTTCATCAACTTTTTTGTTTACTTCTGTCATTATATTTGTAGATGTTTGCTCTAATTTTGTTTCTACTTCTACATGAGTGGCAAATGTATCTGTCAAATTACTCTGTACTGCCCATTTTGCATTTATCTTCGCGGTATAATCTTTGATTTCTAATGTATTCTCTCCTTTAAGTAAAGGAATCAGAAATTCTCCTAAAATTTCTACTTCTTCATTAGCCTTTATTGTTCCATCTTTATTAATTCTTCTAATAATTTTTGCTGTTCCATTTTTTAGCACATATTCATCGCATGTTGTACCATTTGATCTTAATACTTCAGGGACCAACAAATTATATTCTATTGAATTATTATTCTCATCAGTTACAACTAAGATACCTGTATCTTTGCCTAGATATAAGTCGTCGCTTAAGTATAAATCATCACTCAATGTCTGATATTTAAAAACTCTGTTATTACCGTAAATATGAAGTTCTAATAGATTTCCAGCAATACAGTCAGTTAATGTTACTGTTTTCGTCCCGGTTATTTCTCTCGTTAAATCTGCCACTTGAGATACTTTTTGTTTAAGACTGTCTACATCTTGTTCTACTTGAGTTATCTTTTCTTCGTGGTCTGTGGTTTCATTAACTAGCTGTTTTATTTTTTGATTTTGTTTGTCTACTAAGATGTATGTTTTATTTATCTTCTTGTCTGTACTATCCGCATATTTATACTCTGTTTCTGTTTCTTCTGGCTCATCAGTATACAATTTTTCGGTAAGTCCATCTTCTAGCTCTATTTCATTGTTCAATAGAATTGTTTTATACGTTACCTCATTTAACACAAAATTAAATATGTCACAAGCCTCTAAAAACAATATTCCTTTACTTTTTACATCGAAGATATAGAACTCTAGTGTTTTCAGATAATTAAACATTGCGTCAATATAATCTGATCTATCATTTGTGCTCAATAATTGGCAATCTGATATTCTGTATTCGTGTAGTCCGTTAGTGGCAATGCTTTCATTGTCTTTTCTATATATATTGTCGCTTTCTTCGGCTCTGCTAAATACTAAAGAATTAATTATATACTTTTCTCCGATTGTAATATTGTCTTCATCTAAATAACTTTCATCTATATTTTGATTAGTTTCTGTTGGATAAATTAGATATAAACTTTCCCCTTTAAATAATAAAAAGCTACAAGTTATTGTAGCAATTTCATCAAGAATATCTCTATATGTATAACCTATACCTTCATGCAAAATCGGATCTACTAATTGATTTGAATTTATAAAGGCTTCTGATATGTTAGTTGTATTCCAGTTTAATTTTTGACATATCGCAATTAGGTAGTTTCTAACAGTAAGTTTATCTGTAAGAGTTAATTCGTTGTCTATCATTGCCTCTTGCATTTTAGTGTAGGCTAAAATCCTATACGAATTAGTATCTTCTTGCCTTTCACAGCTTTTAACATAGTAAGTATTCAAGTCTATGTAGTTATAAGTTTTTTCGTTTACTTTGACGCCAATCTTTCCAGTTATTTTCGTTTTGTTTGGTATGTATACATTAGAATCTATTTCAATTTGATGCATAATCGTTTTAAACAATGAAGTATTGAAAGACGGCTTGATATAATTCAAGTCGTCCTCACTTAAATCTTCATTATTGGCTTTTAGCTTTACATCAAATTGTCTACCATAAGTTCGTATATCAATTTTAAAATTATCATCTACATTTATCATTCATAATACTCCCTTTTTTTATTTGATATCACTGCACTACTATAGCCTTCTATTTTTCCTAGATATTTTTGTGAATATTCTTGATCATTAGAATAACACGACATATTTATTATTTTTTTCTTTATATCAGGATTATAAAATGTTACTTTGTTCTCAGCCTTATTAAAAAGAGATAGGATTACGCCTACCTCTTCATCATTCATTCTTCTAAATGTCATTGTTATTTTAGGGTATATGCCCTTAAGTGTTCCAGAATTGTCGCCAGATAAAGACCTTCCAGTATCTTTACCCCATATTTTATGATACCCGAATTTTGCTTCTGTTAAATATTGAGCCATTTTTATTCCGTCAATTTCTAAACTATCTTTATCTATTAGCATAATTACCTCCCATTAGTAGCAAAAGCTAATTCTTGATTTCTTTTATTCATGCTTCTTTGAATTAGTCTTCCATCCATATAATTATTTAAAACATTGTTGACATTTATCCATTTTCCTATTTCTCTTCCTAATTCTGACATAGCTTGTGGATTTGTTAGTGGAAGTACTCCTTCTTTTCCTGCTTCTCCTGCTATTGCTCCTCCTATATCAACTCCTCTTCCTGGCATATTTACTATACCACCAGTTGCTAATCTAGGTCTAAATCTAGGTATGTACACAGAATTGATCCTAGGGAAGTTCACTCCTGGAACTTTGTTTATTGTTGATATAACTCCGTTTAGTCCTCCTAAGGCAGTATTAACTAAATATTCAACAGCACTAACCACGAAATTTACTAATTTTGTAATCGCTACTATCGTGTTATCAACAAAATTATTAATTGCTGGTCCTAGAGCATTTATAAACCAAATTATGCTAGTAGCAACTTGAGTTATTGTATCTCCGACCTGTTGAATAATTCTTCTTATTGCCTCAAATATTGACACAACAGCATTTCCCATAGAAGTCACAATTTTAGAGACGGTATTTCCTACACTTGTAACAACATTAGATATTCCGTTGAATATTGAATTAAATAAAGAACCTATCGACTTAATAATAGGTGGTAAAACCTCTCCTAATATTCTGATTGTATTATTTAAACATTCATTCATTGTAATTATTAACGCTATGATTACTGGTGCTGTATCGTTCATAAATTTAGCACAAGCATCTAATATTGTCGGTAATGTTGCTGCCACTACAGCCAAAAGTACACTTATTCCAGTTATTACCACAACAAAAGGCACTAATCCCGCTGTCATTGCTGGTCCTAACAAAGCAACAGCTCCCATCAAAGCTACGACACTTATTAGAATAGTCGCCATTAAACCTATTACATCATTTAGTGTTATTCCACTTTTTGAGAATGTATCAATCAAATTTGTAACAGTTACTAATACTAACGCTAGACCTCCAAATATTACGATTGCTCCTGCTATCGATTGCCATGATGATGTCAGTAATTGCATTGCTCCAGCAAGCAATATAAAAGTTACTACTAATTCTCCCAATACGATTCCTAGTAAACCAGCAGTTTCTCCTAAAGTCATCCCGCTTTGTGAAAATGTATCTATTAGTCCTGTTATAGAAGTAATTACAAGTGCTAAACCTCCCAACACTGCAATGATTTCAGTTGCTTTCCCTAATGAATTAAGGAATCCAGTAAAGTCTGCACTAATTCCTACAGTAGCTTTCCCCAAATTTTTTATTAAGCTTATTATACCTTTTAAAATAAAAAGTCCCGCAAGGGCACCAACAATAGCTATTATTCCACCTTTAACTGGTCCGTATTTTTCTATAATCTTATTAAAAAAATCGATCACAGGTTGGCAAAATTCTTTGAATTTTACTAGCCATTCTGGAATTTCAACATTTTCAAAGTCAAGCGTTGGCATTGCTATTCCTCCGCTAGCTCCTGTATCCGACGTATCTTGTAATACTGTCTGTTCGTCGAAGCCTGTTGATTGTAAATCTTTTTTCATTTTAGATGTACTTTTTTGCGCATCCATAAAATTTTTGGCACTACTTTTACTAAATAACGATACATTAAACCAAGCTTTCGCCAAATAATTGATGTATCCTAATAATTTTTCGACTAGTCCTAATACCCATTGAAGAACAGGTGCAAGAGTTTGAGCTAATATATATCTAATATATTCTAAATTACTTGCATATTTTTTATCGTATTGTGCTAATGTACTAGAGGCTCTTTGAAGAGCACCGTAAGCACTTCTGATGCTAAATATTCCTAATACCATTCGTCCTATTTTTCTTAATGAGCTATCTAACGTTTTGCCAAACTTATTAGATGATCCAGTTGTTTCTTCTATATTCTCACTTAATTGCTTACTTTCGTTTATATTTTTCTTTAAATTTATTTCATCTATTTTATTTTTTAGTTTCGTTACTTTATTGAGTGATTTATCATATTCCGTATTAGTTTTTTGGACCTGCTTTTGCATTTTTTCATAATAATTTATCAAGTTTAATGCTTCTTGTCTAATGCTTTCCATTTGACTTACTTGCTGTTCCAGATTTTTATATACTTGAGTTCCACTTTCAGTTAAATGTTCTCCTTCTTGAAGTCTAGATACTATCGAATCGTACTGTTGTTTCTTTTGTTTCAATTCTTCGTACAAATTCGTTAATTCAGTAACCTTTTGAGCTGTATTTGTTAATTCTTGTTCTGCTTCATTTTTTGCTGTTAATTTTATTTCAACTTCTTTTCCTGCTAAATCTAACTGTTTTTCTAAATCTTCAAGTTGATTATCTATTTTCATTCCTTTTAACTTATCTTCTAACTCTGATACATCCGCATCTACTTCACTATTATCTAATTTTGTTTTTATTTTAAGATATCCATCTACCATATTATCACTCTCCTCTCAATTGTTTCTCGAAGAGTTCGTCTAATCTTCTTTGTTCGTCAGTTCTGTTATCTATAACTTTTTTTAGAGCAACTTGTTCTTTTGCTCTTTCTATTTTTTCTCTTGTTGCAATGTCTTTAATTTGGGATGTATCATAAGTTCTTAGAGTTCGAACTCTGCTTAATACACAACAACTACCAAATTCACTATTTGATAAATTGCATACATCATTATAGAAGTCCCACCAATGTAAATATTTCATTTGATAAGGATTATATCCATAATCATACTTAAAACTACTTTCTATGAGTTTTTTGTCTTTGACAAAATCCATATCAGGTTCCTCTTCACAGTCTGTTTGTTCAATTCCACAATTAAGATATTTGTAAGCTAATTTTAATAGTTGTTCATAATTATCAGTATCGTTTAATCCAACCTCTCCAAACAGCAAATAAATAATTGCAAGAGATTTTTCGTAGCTGTTTATATTGTCACTTAACGATATTTCATTACATTCTATTGCTACTCTAAAATCTGTGTTTATCTTATATTTCTTATTTTTTACCTTAACAAACTCTGGATTATTCAATTACATTATCCTCTTTTTTTGAACTGTATTTTTTCTTTATCTTCTCAACAATATCTTCTTTGTGCAACTCTAATTTAGGAACAATAGGCTCTAAATATTCTAGAATGTCATCAAACATCTCATAATAAGGTTTTCTTCCATTTAAAAGTTTGCGTGTTCCACCTTCTCCTAAAAATAAGTCAAGAGCTTTTTCTTCCTGAGAATAAAATTCTCGTAATGCTCTTAACTTTTCTTCTTCTCTAGAGCTCATTAATTTCTTACCTTTTTTCTCTGGCTTTTTATCCGCTAAAACAAAATCTGCTTTTAATTTTTCTATATTCTTTTTATGTTGATATTCTGTTTCTTGCGCTTTGAAAGGAAGCTCTAAATCTTCCAAGTCAAACTCAAGAATGTTTCCTGTATCATTTCCGTCTTGATCTTGTATCCCTACTCTAAAAATATTGTCTTTTTTTAATCTAATATTTTCCATATTCCCTCCATAATAAAAAAGACTGGTTTTCTCAATATTGAAAAAACAGTCTTAGTGTGATATAATATATCTATCAAAAATAAATTTTTATCACTTAGGTAATGTGTTTATAGTTACATTATCTTTTTTTTACACAATAAAAACACCTGCTTTCGCAAGTGTTTTTTGTTTTATTTTAGTCCTATTTGACTTTTTCCGCTAACTTTACCATTCATAAATGATACGGTTGCATTACTTATTCCATTCGAAGCACTCCAACTATATACTTGCATTGTTTGTGAACCGTATGAACTTTCTGTTGATAGTGTACCTTCTTCTCCCATAATATCGACTACTTCTTGATATGTCATTCCTGTTGAGATTTTATTGAACTTTTCCAATGTTGCTTTTTCATCCTGGATATTTTCTTCTGTTGTAATATTAGAAAGTTCGTTTAGTGCTCCGCTTACCTCTTTTGCAACATTTTTTATACCTTGATGCATACTGTAAGCCATAATTACAGCAATTATTGATAATATTAATCCTGCAACTGCTAATCCTTTACTAGCTTTCTTACACAATGAAACAACCGAAAATACTATTGCTAGTATCCCCAAAATAAACGAAAAATAACTAATAACCGGAATAAATGAAAAACAAATTGCAATGATTCCTAACACTAAACTCGCTGTTCCAAATCCACTTTTTCTTGTTTCTTCCATAAATACACCTCCTTTTTTATTTAAGGACAGTATATTACACAAATCGACAAAAATCAATATATTAGAAGGTACTTTTCATCGACAAAATTCGACAAAACTTTACATTGTCTATGCTGTTGCTTCTGCAAATGTTGGCACACCACTTGTAAATGTAACTGTTCCAAATGTTGGATCTCCTTGTATTTGGATTTTGTATTTTATTTTTAATGCAGTTCCGCCTTCAAGTGTATCTGTATCAGGAACTATTAAACATTTAAACAGTCTTGCATCATATTTTGGTGTAGAGTCTGTTTCAGTCACTCTATACTTAAATACTTCAAGTAATTCTGTTTCTAAGTCTGTTCCTTTTTTCATTTTGAACATTAAATCATCAATATATGTAAATACTGGATCTCCTTTAAGAGCTATTTGTTCTATATCAGAACCTAGAGCATAACCATCAACAGAATGTCTTTCGTTGTCCTCAACTATCCAATGTTCGTCTGTTGTTTTAGCCCCATAACTGTTCTCTTTGGAAGTAATACCTTTTCCAAGAATTGACCAAGTCTTGCTTGTTCCAGTTGGTGTTGTATTTAAGAAATTGACTTTAGCCATATTATTTAATCTCTCTAATTTTACTTCTGTATCAGCCATTGTTTTTTCCTCACTTTCTAAATTTAATAAACTAATTTTGTTTGGAGTTTCATTTGCGACCGTTTTTTTCTTAGTTGCCATATTTAATCCTCCTTGTAATATTTTAAATAGCATTGGATTCGGTAAATAGCCTCGTTTGCATTTGTAGCAAATATATAACCATTTGTCGTCGCTCCAATTTCATATATTCCTTCTATTTCAGGATACATTTTATTATTATTATTTTTTTCTAACCAATTTTTAAAGTTCTCGAAGAACTTTGAATTATCTATATTGTTTTGGATATCTTCGTTCCAATGAAGCTTGCTGTCAAACGTAAATAGAAACTGATAATCAGCACCTATCATATATCTTTGAATTACTGGATCATATCCAGCATTCTCATTTATTGAATACGTTTCCACATTATCAGTTAAGTATTCCACATTTAATTCAGCATATTCTTTTAAGTAAGGACATTTACTAATATAATCTCTTACTATATCAATCATTGCTTTACTCATTTATTTATCTCCTTTTGACCTGCATTTAGTATGTCTTCAAAATGGTCCGACAACATACGTTCTACGAAGTGGTCTCCCCTTAATGCTCCACCATGGTAATTAAGTTTTTGTCCACTCGGAACTTTCTTAATTCCAGGTCTACTCCAATATCTCCCACTCACTGGGTCGTGGAAGGCTCCTATTTTATATTTAGGGTCAACATATTTCTCGCCTTCGTGTTGATAATGTGCATAAGGTGTATTTATATTGATTTCTCCACTTCCTACTTTTGTTGAATTGTACATACTTGTTATCATCTGATTGCTGTCCGCTGGCATATATTTATCTAAATATCCCATAAAAGCACTGTCAATAACTCGTTGTGTTCTTCCATTTTCAAGTCCGTATTTATCAATAATTTGTTTCTTTTGAATACCACTAAAAGCCGTTATATAATCTAGCTTCATATTAAGCTCCTGTTATAGCAAAGTGCCACATATCTTCTGACCCATAGTCTTTAATGGCAATATTCGTAATCTTTATTACTTCTCGATAATTTTCTAATAATTTTGTTATTGTAGTAAAATCTGCTACCTTGCCTTTTACTAGGTAATCATCGTTTTGTAACGTCCACGTTTTTTGCTCTTTTTTGAACTCTTCTGGCTTTTGATATTTTTCATTTCTGCTATCATTCATTAGTATCCTTGCAGACAAACCATCATTTTTCGTTAACTGTGTTCCATTTATGGATACTCCATCATTAGAACTCCAAAATCCTTTTACATAGCTTACTTTGTATGTCTTTTTATGATTCGCATCTATGTGTTGATTTATTACTGTTATATCTTTATTAAACATATCTTCCATATCAAACACCTCTGTATAACAAGCCTGTATGTAATAGGTGCAATCTAATCTCTTCTAGTATCTTATTTTTCTGGTTAGAAATTTCTTTTTCTAGATCAGTTAAGTTAGTCGTATTAGCAAATGTTCTCGATAAATCGCCTACACTTTCGCTAGAAACAATTTTATCAACAGCATTGCTACTTACCAACTTGTCTTTCCTTGATTCTAATTGCTCGATTTTTAACAATATATCAGCAACAGAGCAAGTGGCCATTTGTACTTCTTCTTTGTAGTTTGTTATATCTCTATCAAAGATGTTTTTACGTACTTCTGCACTTGCTCTTATTACCATTTTATCAAAATCGGATTCGGGCATGTTGCCCATATATGTATCTTTATAAAAATCATAATCGGTATAATTTATCATGCCCTTTTCCTTTCTATGCAAAGTCTACTAGTAAATCATCATCTAAGTCTTTTACACCGTAGATAATATCAAAAGAAACTTTGTCAGTTTTTGTTTTAGAATCATAATCGAATACAACTCTAACAGCTAATCCATTTGCTGAAGCAATCGCTGCTTTAGCTGCTCCTTGTGGTAATTCTAGTTGTCTAGTTACTAAAGCTAGTCCATTTCTATGGAAGCCTAAAGAGTGAGCTTTATTTATAAGCATTGCACTTACAGGTGTTTCAATTGTAAATGGTATTTTTTCAGTTACTTTTAGTGTTCCTGCACCCTCTGCTAAAGTAACGTTTTCTGCTACTTCAAACAAGTAACCATTTACAATTAACTTGTCTCCTGCTTTAATTGTGCCAGCTTTTGCACTACCATCTGATACAGTAAATTGAGTAGCACCTTTTGTGCATTTTACTTTGTAAGCAGTAGCAGTTCCAGCTGTTGCTGAAGCATTTTCTGGTGTATTTTGACTCATAAATGAGTTCATTGTATACACTTTTCCGATTTCAGCTTCTTTTAGAGCTTCACTATCTCCTTTGTAACATGCTTTAGCAAAGTTATCTAAAGTATTGTATTTATATAAAGTATCTACAGATAAAACTAGATTTCTGTTGTTATCTCTTGGGGCTTTCTTTTTATCTAATGCTTTTGCAACATTAGCAATATCTCCTATAACTGGTGTTGCTGATACAGATACTTTAGAACCAGCTTTTTCAATTCCTACTGTTAACAAGTCAACATCTACAGCTTGAGCGATTGCACTTAATGCTGGCGTTATTACTTGCTCACTAAAGTCTTTTATGTCTAATGTCATTTCTTTTGATGTTACAGGAATTGTAACGTCTCTATATCTGTCTAGTTTAACAGGAACAGAACCTTCTGATAAGTTTTGCTCCTCTGTTTCTCCTATAAAGTTCTTAGCAACAAATTTGCTTGGCTTTCTTACTGTTATAGTATCGCCTACTTGTACGAACTCCTTTGAATAATCTCTATGAACTAAATTAGCCATAGTTAAATTTGATTCCAATACCATTAATGCTTCATTTGCAATTATTTGTGGTGTTAATATTTGATTTCCCATATTTCATTCCTCTTTCTTTTTAATTATTTTGTTTTCTCCATTGTTTGTATGTGTTGTAGTCCATTTGATTTGGGTCTCCACTTACTTTACTTTGTGGACCTGGAGTAGGTCCTGAAAATGTTGGTAAGGTTTTATCATTGTCAAATAAATAATCGTGACTTTCTTTGATAGAGTTTATTTGGTCCTCTAATCCTTCTACGATTTCAAATTTGTCATTATATTTAACCTTTTCCATATCTAGCATTTTACTTAAAATACTAGTATCTTTGGCTTTATACTTAGATAAAGCTTTGTCTAAAGCATTTTGCTTCTTGAAAATTTCAATTTCCTTAGAGCCTTCTGTCTTACCTCTTTCATACTCAGCATTCTTAATAGCTTCGACGTCTACCTTTTCAAGTTCAGCTATTTTGTTGTTCTTTTCTGAAATAGTAGTGTCTTTAACATTTATTTGTTCTGTTAAGTCATCTACTCTTGCCTTTAAAGATGTTACATCTTTTCCTGCTTCTGCCATTATTTTTTCAATGGCATCTGTCTCAAGTCCTAAATCTTCTAAAAATTTTCTTTTCATTTTATTCCTTTCTCCTACTACGAACTTTTACGTGTTTTTCATCACGGTGTAGTTATGCACTTGTTCACGACCTGCATATAGTCGATTTTGGATATAAATAATAGACCTTCATATTTGAAAGTCTACTAATTATCTTATTTATAGTTTTTCGTCATTTCGGACAATGAATATTTTACAATTTCTTGAATAAACTATTGATTATTAGCCTAATTTATAGTATAATTAAGTTAATAATATTATTAAAAGAAGTCAGTTGAGAACCTCTAGGTTCGCAGTTGACTTCTTTCTATTTTCTCTTAAATATCTTTAAAAACTCTTTATCTTTAAGCAAAATTATTCTATCTAGCCACAAGAAATGTTTTGAATTATAAATATTCTCTATTTGTCTAATAGCTTCATCTATGCTCATTTCTGATTTTGTTATATCTATGACAAAGTTATCAGCTTGTTTTTGTTTTCCTTTTAGGTTTCCTTGTATTACATATTTTCCATTGCCACTAATTTGTTTTAGATCATATCTTCTATTTTTTACTATGTAATCAGGTGTTTTTATGTTTTTAGGCTCATTCACTCTTGGTATTATTTTTATTTTTCCACCATATAGCTCTCCTAACATATTAGCTACTTCTTTTTCTCTTTCGGTTGGCTTTAATATTACATATTTATTATCTACATTATACCTGGTTCCATCTTCATCAATATAATATTGCTGTTCTGTTAATTTATATTTTTGTTTACCTTTACTTAAAGTTTCTTCGGTTATATCTACATATTTGTTATCTTTATTTTTTATTTTTACATCTTTATATCCTTTTATATGTTCTCTTGTATAATCTCTCTTTAATTTGTTTTCTTCTGTAAATGTATTTAATTTATCTTGCCATTCTTTAGTTTTTATACTTGACTTTTTATAGCCTTCTTCGTCTTGTACTTTGTTTGCAATTACTTGTTTTCTTTTCCACTTACGAATGCCGTTTTCCAAATATCTTTGTTTCTGTGATTTTTCATATTCTTCCTTGTTTTCATCGTAAGTAAATCCTAAATCTTCTTTTTTAGTTGAACCATACCACACTGTAAATAAATGTTTGCAGTTGATACCTACTATACCTTGAACATCTCCATAATTACAATGTTTTATGAAATCAGGAAGTTTCTTTTCTTCTTCTGTGGCCTTTCCATCATAATCCCAGCAGAAGAATTGAAGTTCTTGCCACCATGCATGATTTGTATAATCTTCTCCGCCATCTCCAATTCTAGCTCCAAAGTGATTAGTAACTCTTACAATGTGATTGCCACTTTCCTTTATTACTTCTTCGTTTACTTTCCCTGCTAGTCCTCTTGTTGCTACTAATAAATCTCTTCTTACTGTTCCTACAACATCATAATTCTTTATTAAGCCGTTTTTGTCTTGGTAAGTAAGTATAGATATGCCTTTGTCGCCTAACTTGTCTAAACTGTCTAATATTGCCTCCTGATAACTACAAACACCTGCATTTGTTTTTATGTATGTTTCTGTTATTATATCTGTATAAGTTTTCCTTACTTGTTCTTGTATGGTTTTGTTTAGATTTAAGAATAATTTTTCTATTTCATCATAACTATATTGTATTATATTTTGTATATTTACACTATTTATTATTGCTTCTGGATTTAATAAAGCATTTTTTTGTGTTGATATATTTAATTGATCAACAGGTATAGAGCTTATGCCTATATCTTTCATTGCTTTTGCTAATTCTTTTTTTGTTTTTCCAGTATATTCTTCTAATAGTTTTAATGTTTCACTGTTTAGTCCTCCAAGTTCTTTTAGCTTTTCAAAATACCAATAATCACTGTTAATAAATTCTTCATTTATATTAAAATGCTCTGCAATTTTCTCTATTAGTTCTAGTTCTATTTTAGAATATATACTTATAATAGGCTTTATTGCACTTTGTATTTTATTTTCTATCATAAACTATTCCTCTTGCACATCGTTAGGTATTTGTTCTTTACTTCGTTCTCGCATTTTATTTACGTATTCTATTGCTTCTTCTTCTGAATAATCTCTCGTTTGTACAAAGTATTCTATGTCATCTATTAAACCTGCATTTCTTTCTATTAAACTTTGTGATTGTTTCTTTTCACTATCAACTAGAATACTATCGTCCCAATCAAAATTTGTAGTTGCCCCTACTTTGTGTTTTATTCCATACAAGCTCATTAAAATATCTATGCTATAAATCAAATCTTCTAATGCTGTTTGCAATGCTCCTTGAATATCTGATACAGTTACATAGTAATCTTGTTTGCTTGATTTGATTTCTGTTGCTGTCTTTTCAATATTTTCTATTTTAGATATAGTCCCAAATGCTAAACCACATTGACTCTCACATTGTCTTAACCATTCATTTAATCCATTAAATAATGCTGTATCTCTTATTTGAGGACTAAATACGTTCCACTTACTTTCGTCTCCAAAGTCTAACTTTCTATATAGTCTTTCTTTTCCTTTTGGTAATATATCATTTCCGTTTTTGTCTTTTGTAAATGCTGTTGCATCTACATCAACAGCAAGTTCAGAGCCTTCATATTCCCATAAAGTCCTGCTGAATTGTTTGTCTATTTCTTCTAATGTATCAATAGCATTTGCAAATATTGCAACACCCACAGGACTAGTATTGTCAATGGGATTTGCAATCGGTATCTTAAAATAACCGCCTAATAATCTATTAACATCGTTTATCTGTATCTCTTCTTGAATATTTGTCCATTCTGGCACTTGTGAAAGCATAATCTGAGTACCTAATATGTTAGAATTATGTACTGTAGTTTTATATGCTTTGTTTTTAATTTTAAGTGCAGTATCTTCCAATTCTTGATATTCAAGCCTAGTGTAAACATCTTTTCCTCTTGTAATTTGGTCAATAAAAATAGCTCCTAGCAATTCGCCAGTGCTATCAAATTTTGTAGGTATAAATTTATCTGCTTGAATACAACTAACCTTAATTTTTCCGTTGCTATAAAACGGTTTAAAAAACATTCCGCCTTTACCTAACGCATATTCTGTATTAGTTCTTATATTTTTAATAAATCTTTGATATATCTTATCTATTTCTTTGTCATCAACTTTTGTTTTAAGTTCTATTGTTACAGCTTTTGCAACTTTTTCACATATTATTTTTGCAACGTGTAGTGATTTTACCTCTTCATTTAACCAAGGTGCCCTACCGTTATAAATGCTAGACCATCTTTCAATAGCAGATAACACCTCATCACTCGTTGATATGTCTATATTAAAATCTTTTGCTATGTCTGTCGTATTAAACATCTTATTTATTGCTCCTTTAATAAAATTTACTATTCTTTCAAACATTTTATTGTCCTCTCTTTTTCCATACAGACTCTAATGCATAGCGAACGCAATCGATATTGTGATTGTTTTTATCCGGATAGCCTGTAATAATGTTACCGTCTTTGTCTTTTTCTAGCTCATATTCACTAAATTCTATGGCTGTTCCTGGGCATCTTTTTGGGTCTATTATTATTTTATTTAAACTAGCCAACCATTTCATGCTGTATTCAACGCTATTAGGTCCTTTTTCAGCTCCTCTTATAAATGCTCCATAACTTTTGTAATCTCCTATAGATTTATTTTCAGCACTATCTGCTGTTATTAAATCACTATTTGTTACTCCTTTTTCTTGCAACAACTTCCATGTCTTTTCATTTGATGTTTTATTACATCTTAACTCATCAAATATATATAAGGTCCTTCTTGCCATATCAAAATGCATATTGTTATATGCAAATGGATCAGGATACCAACCCCAGTCAATACCCTTATATAGCCTATCAAAATGAGAAATTTCTTCATCTGTAATCTCTCTTAATTCGAGATTTTCAAATACATTTCCTCCATCTCCTGTCTCTAATCCTAAATATTCATTTTCGTATATGATTGGAGCTGTTTCTTTGATATATTCTGCTTCATCTATGAATGCTTGTCCTATCCACTCTTTTGGAGATGTTCTATAATCACTATGATGTGATAATCTATTTGCCTTAGGTATTCTTTTTTCTTTATTTACAAAATGTTGTCTTGACGCAGGAGTATTAAATGTATAAAATTCTACGAAATCATTGCCACCTCTTATTACAGATTGATTTATTTTTCTTACGGCATTCATTCCTTGTATTTGGTCAAATTCTTCATACCATATAATTCCTATATACATTCCTTTAGGCGGTTTTATTGATTTAATTTTGCCTGGGTCATCAGTTCCCCTGAAATATATCTTTTGTCCCGTACTCCTCTTAGTTATTTCCATTGGAGAAGTTTTAAAACTATAGTCATCAATTAATCCTGGATATGTTTCACTCAGCTTATCAATTCCCCACTGTATTTGTGCATATACTGAATCCTTTAAAGTATTGCTTACTCTTCTTATGCATAATGCACACATATTAGAGTTGTTTTCTAATAGTTCTGGTATTTTTTCCCCACAAAAAGAGGACTTCAACGAAGCCCTCCCACCATCTAACCAATATTCTAAGTGTCCCCTATTATCTATATCTCTATTTAAGTCTATAAACGCACTTGACATATCGCTTGCTGGTATTTTTATTATTCTTTTTTCCTTTTCTTGTTTTTCTTTGGTTAATTCAAGAAATTTCATATCTTTGTCTACTATAATTCCATAAGCAGTCGCTAAATCTTTTACATTAGTAAACATATCTATGTTTTCAAGTTTTTCTTCCATTTTGTCTATCATTTTGTTGAGTAAGTTTATTCTTTTGTTTTTTGTTTTGTCTAACTCATTTAGTACATTCTTTGTATTCTCTTCTTTTTTTTGTGAAAGATTTTGTTCGATGTCTTTGTTTTCCTTTGTCAATCTTTTTACTGTATCAGGAGAAACTTCAAACTTTCTTGCTGTTTCTCTTAGATTTTGACACTCAATATAATATGCAATTATCTGTTTCTTTTCTTTATCTGTTAATCTCTTAGCCATATTATCCCATCTTTCTATACTCCTCCATTAAGTATTTCAACATATCAACCTTACTATAACATTCTTCCTTCTGTTGGTATCTATCTTGTAATTCAAACTCATCTGTTTCTTCGTTATATATTTCTACCTTTTCTCTTTTTAGTATTTGATATTTAGTACAATACTTACAATTCTTTTCGCTGTAAAACTGAAAACTGTTTACTTTATATATCTGTCCTTTTGTAGATAGAACATATAACAACTTATTAATGTTTTGATTTATATTCATTATTAGTCTCCATACTATATTTTAATGCATCTATAATATCGTCCTTATACCTTTCTTTTAGTCTTTCTATATAAGGTTTATTTTGTTCTAAATATTCTTTAATTATCTCATTTATAAAATTATTGCTACTTGCCACTACTTCACATACATCTTCGTAAGTAAACGTTTTATCGTCATTTTGATTATGCCCATATTCATATAACCACACATGAGTTAGTTCGTGTTTTAATGTTTTAATTATATTTGCTTGGTCTTTTAGTAACATTACTTTTTGAGTTTTATATATCGTTACTCCTAAAGTACCATCACTCTTCATCTCATTATTTATTGTGGCTTCGTCTACTTCTTCTATCGTCCACTCTGTATTGTTTATTTTGAATTTCATACCTTTTCTCTTCCTTTTCACATTGTACATTGTATTTGCATTGTTCACACTTATATTTCATACAGTTTTCATAGTTAATTTTCTCTTTCATAATAAACACACTTAGTTGTTATGACATTGTTAAAGTATGATATTCTTATCTCACATATGTCTTTATCTTTATTTTTACAGTTCTTACAATTTTCTTTTACATATTTCTCATATCTTTCTTCGTTAGTCATAACAACACCTCTTTCGTTAATTTATAATAATTGGTCTAGGTCGAAGGAGTTGAACCTTCAATCTCAGGTATCCAAGACCCGCATTTTACCATCAAAACTTGACCTAGATATAAGGCTTAACTAGAATTGCCTTTATATACAAATTTTTTTGAAAGGAGATATATTCCAAAGGAACATATATTAACTTTATCTAGTATTAGTTAATAGCATAAATAATAGAGCCTATCTTTTGATAAGCTCTGTAATTATTTTTTTATTTCTTCTATAATCAATCTGTTAGGTTCTATTTTATTTTTTAATTCTGCTATACAATATTTTATTTTTTCGTTTCGAGTTTTATTTATTAAATTTTCAGCTAATTTTTCACTCACATTCTCTTCTCCGCCAGTTAAGAAATTTATTTCATTATATTTCGCAATAATAGTTATTTTAAAAGCTTTTGATCTTTTCTCCCACTCTTGTCTTGCAGCACGGCTTAACGATAATTTACTTGGATTGAATATCTCTGGCCACTTAGTCAAATTATCTTTATATTGAATTTTTCCATCTTCATATGAAAAAAAAGCACTTATTTTATTATCACGTTTCTTGCAGTATTCAATACATTTCTTTATCTCTTCTTGACTCTTAGTGCTTCCTTTAATGCCAAAATCTATAATTCCATTATTTTCTTCTATCAATTCCTTTAGCGTCTTTAATCCATATAATTTTATATCTTTACATTCGTCCATATTACTAGTTATGTGCTCTAAAACGAAGTCAAAATCCGAATAGTCAATTTCCTCTAATTTTTTATTAGGCCATCTGTTTCTTATATTTTTTAAAGTCTCTTTTGCATTTTTGACCGTTGTAATATCGTATATCATATATAACCTTCTTTCTCAGAGATATTATATATGATTCATTTTACAAATATTGTCGAAATATGTCAAAAGGACCAACTTTTTGTTAGTCCTTTTCTATTTATATAGCCTTTAGCATTTTTTTACAATACTATTATAGCACTTTTTATGGTAGCATTCAGTAGCATTTGGTAGCATCATTTTATATTATCAAAAATATTTAAAGCTATTCCATGCAATCTTTTTATGTGTTCATAATTGTAATCCATTTCTACTGCAATAACTACTAAGCTTTTCCCTTGTATGTAATATTTATCTAATATATTCCTGTAAGGTTGTTTTACCTTGTCTAATTGTTCTAAAATCTGTGTTTGTCTTTTATTTACTTCGTTTACTTTATCGAGCAAATCATTTATGCTGTCCATTAATACTGCTAATTTTTCCGCTTCACTATCTTGAACTTCTCTACTTCCTTTCGGCATATCTGACAACACACTGTTTAATCTGTTTATGCTTGCTTTATACTGTTCTATATACTCTATTCTTCCTTTAATCCATTCTTGATTATGTCTGTAACTCTTCAAATCTTCTCTGTTCATTCGTTCCCTCCTTAAAAATTTCTCAGTTCTCGTCTAAGTTCTACAATAATACTATTTAGTTCGTCTTGCCATCCAGCTTCGTGAGTAGTCTGAAAGAATAAAAACGAGAATTTATTATATAAATCATTTATTCTTCTATATTTTTGTTCTCTTGTTTCTTTTTCTGGCATTGTTATTCCTCACTTTCTAGTAATTCTTGTAATCTCTTTTTTATATCTAAAGATTTTGTGTTCATTGCTCTTAATCTTACTATTTGATAATCATTTCTTCGGTCACTTGTATAAATATTCGAATTGTTAGATATTATTTCTTTGGTCTTTTTTATATCGTAATCAATTCTGTCTATTATGTCTTTTATTTTTTGAATTGGAATAACATTACTAAATTCTTTTGTTAAGCTCTTGTTTTGTTGTAAATGATATCTATATTTTTCAAAATAATCTTGTTTTTCCTCTGCTAACATCATACATCTTTTATTTTCTTCATTTAATTCTTTTTTTAATTCCTCATTCTCTTTTAATACTCTTTTATAATCTGATAAAATATGTTCTATTGCATTTATAACATCTGCACATTTTTCGTCATATCCTAAATCATTATAAACAAATTTATGATACCCTTTATCAATGTTTTCTTGCATATATGCTTTTATGTTATTTAAAATTTCTTCGTCTTTTTCTATACTATTTTCCACTACTCGTCCTCCTCTTCAATTTTTACACAAATCATTGCATTGCTTATCCTATTTTTATTTTTTCGAGCATCGATTCGTTTTTTATTTGTAGGAGTACTTAAGTATTTAATAAATTTAGGTGTTACACCTCTTTTTTTAGCTATTTCCTTTGCTGTTCCTATATCTATAACTTTCTCGCCTTTATAAAGTACGAATATCTTTTCTTTCACTTAAAACACCTCCTAATTCTTGCTCTAAAGCTTTAATATGTTTCTTACAATAATCTTTATTATTTATTTTTGTTGCACACTTAATACATAATTTTTTATCACAAGTAACTCTTTTTACTTTCCCTCGTCCTTCTAAATCAATATTATATCCTATATCATAATCGCATAATATTGTAGCTTCTCTTTTGTGACATTCTTCACATATTATTTGAGGTAATTGTACTATATCAGCTGTTTTCACTATGTATCACTCCTCTCAAAATTTTATAATTCATATTCATACATTGTTAGTATTTCATATTGTAAGCAAATATCATGTTCTATTTTACACCCTCTAGCTTTTTCCCATCCATTCATAAACATTACAGCATCTACTTTTGATATTTCTTTTATTGATTTTGATAAATAGTATATTGCTGGATTGCAACTTTTAGGTGCTTCATCTGTAAATATTGTATCTGTAACTTGCCATCCCAAATCTTCTAATTTTTTTATTACTTTTTGTCTTTCTAATCTTATTTGACTTTCTTTTTTACCATTCATTGGTTGACTTATCATTACTTTCATATCTTATTTACTCCTTTACATTTACTATAAATTCTCTTATAAATCTGTTTGCGTATTCTGGTTCTATTAAACTTCATTCTGTCTTACTACTTGTGTTGCTGATTATTTTCTTTTTGTTCCAACTGTAAGCTTCTAAAATCATATTGTATTGTGGCTCACAATTTATAAACCAGTATTGTGTTGGCTTTTCGTAGTAATCTCCACGCAAAGTTCTATCTTTATCTATAACTTTTGACGGTATAGCCCAATACTTTGTTAAATAGTGTGTTGTTGAATACGGATTTTCGATTATTAGCGGTAAATTCTTTCTAATACACACTATTGCTAATTTTGTTATTGTTTCATACATTAAATCTAATTCTTTATGTAATTTTAAGTCATTCTCTAATTTCTGCTCATCTGTCCATTTCTTTTGTTGAAATGCTGTTCCTCTAAAGTGCATCTGCACTTGGTCTTCAAAACGTACGCAAGGGAAAAATGCTAAAATCATATCTCTTTCTGTTATGTTGTCAAATATACTTTCTTCTTTGTTGTATGCCTTTTCTATTTCTTTGAATAAGTCTATTACTACATCTGTTTCATTAAATTCATTTTGTATGTCATAATCAACTGCCTCACATCCGAAGTTTTCTAAATTCATTTTTGAATGTTCCACTTTGTTCAAATAAACAATAATACATTTATCTATTCTCCTCCTAATAACTATGGATTATCGTATAAGCAACCATCTTTAATCCATTTATAGCCTAATTGTACTAAACATCCAAAGTCATGCCAATCTACATTAAAAATAAAATTTCCATAAGTTTGTAAATACCAGTAGTCTTCATCTTCATTGTATCTAAAACTTGCAATTCCCCATTTGTGGCTGTTATCTACTGCCCATTGATGTATCATTATATATTTATGATTTGTTTCTTCTAAAGCTATATCTAAATCGTTTATTCTCTTATAATATTTTCTATTCATCTTCTCCTCCTACTTTAAAATTATCGTTTGCTATTTCTCTTTCTATAATTTTTTCTATTTTCTCTCTATTATATCTACAAAGACTCAAACAATAATTACTCTTTATTTTTTTATCTTTAGATTCACTTGAACAACTATATTCATGCCTTCTATAAACAGCTTTTCCATTACTTATTGTTAATTCCATATAAGGATGTTCTATATAATAATCATTAATTATAGATGACTTATAATATTCTTTTTTAGGTTTGCAATTTTGCATTTTTTCACATACTATATGCAGCGCTTCATAATATTTTTTTATTTCTTCTTTGTTGCATAATTCATTGTGTATTTTAATAGCTTCTTTTAAGTTCATTATTCTTCTCCTCCTACTTTATAACAATTAGCCATATAACTTTCTTTTGTTAGTATTGTTTTTATGTCTTCTGCTAAAATAAAATTTGTATATCTACCATCAACTCTTATTTCTATTGGTTCCCATAAATCTCTTGGCTTATATATATCTAATACTTCCATTCCATTTACTATATCCCCTTCTTCTATTAAATCTATTAGTTGTTTACTGTGTTTTATAATAGTATGAGTAGATAAGTATTGTCTTTTAACTTTTACCTTTCCTTGAAATTGAATATGATATTTTGCTTGGCAATGCCCATTAAATATTCCTATAACTTGTCCTATATTCCCTTTATTAGTTCTCACATATTCGCCAACATCTACCTTTTCCATATAAACCTCCTATTGTTGCAGAGCATCTATAAGTTCTGTCTGTTGCTCTACCTTGTTCGTTAATTCATTTATTTTATTGCTCTTTAACTCGTTGTCTGCACTTATGTACACATCATATACTGCTAGTATAATTATAAATAGTGCTATTACTATTACATCTATAATGTCTTTCTTTTTCATAGTTCTATTTCCTCCATTTCTTTTCGTAGTTCTCGTTTTTCTCTTGCTCTGCGTTGCTTTGTTGTTTCTCGATTTTTTTCTAATGGTATTGTTATATAGTCACTCATATCAAACTCAATTTCTTTTACTTGCTGTACTCTTGCAGTTGTCACTATTGCCATTGTCATCTTGTATTGTTGAAATGCTTTGTTCATTTCCGTTTGTTTTTCTGGTGTTTGTTTATGGAACCACGCGTGATTTTCTGTTGATAACAACGCTCCGTTTTCAATTGTAGCCTTTCCTCCATCTTTTCTCATTTTTATGTGATGATATGTAAGCTGTTTCATTCGCTTAAATTGACCTTTTCCTGTGTACCTTTTTTGTGTTTCTTCTCTTAAATGTAATTTGTCTATAAAACATTCTTTGCCGTACAATCGTTCTAGCTCTTGTCTAACGCTTTTATTTTTGCTCATACTTTGGTGGTCGCCCCCTTTTATTTCTCTTTTCAACTGATTTTAACTCATCTCTACTGAAGCATTCTTTGTATCCGATGCAACATTTCTTTATACAAATAAATGTTATCGTTACATTGCTGTACAAATATGTATTCGTGTCCGTTCTCTGCTAATTATTTTTGGTATTCGCATATTTCCTCCAGATCTACTTCAATTTTGTTTTCTGTTCCGTACAATTTTTCAACTGATAAATATGTAATTTGCTTGTCATCTTTATATGCTAGTCCATTCAATGCATCTAATATTGACTTTGCTAGATTATCGCAGTCTGGTCTTTTGTCGTACGGAGTATACATCAACAAAGTTCTTTTCTTTTTGCTGAAACTTTTAGGCATTTCAAAATATACTTTAATTATTGCTTCTAATGGCTTTTCTGTTGGGGTTATCTCTATGTTGTATTTTTCTAGGAAAGCACTTTTTACTTTCTCTTCAAAAGTGCTTGTCCTAGTTGGTGTGTACATTCTATGATTTTTATTGCTATATCTTGGTCTTTCTTTGCCTATTGCTTTTTCATATATTTCAAATCTATATCTCATTTCTTTTGTAATTCCTTTCTTAATAACTCTTGCCAATTTTCTATACCTGCGCAAAATCCTTTGCATCTCATTACTCCATTGAAATCTACTAACTCTAATTTATTACATCCCAAACAATAGTAGCAGAGTGTGTTCTTTTTTAGTTGTTTCATAGGCTATTCTCCGTCTATTAATTTCCAAAATCTTTCTGCGCCATAATCGTCTACAAGTATCTTTCTTAACTCTTCTATCTTTATTTCCTCTAAATCTTGTATGTTATGTTGTTCACAAAACTTATTTGTTCCAAATGAACAAGCTCCTGTTATTGCTCTGTATTGACTTCTTGTAACTACTCCTGTTTCTCTTATTTTCTTTACTATTTCATCTGCATTTATATTGTCTAGTTTCTTTAATGTTAAGTCTTCTATTGCTTCTCTTACTGTATATCCGTGTGCTGATAATTTATTTTCTTTTGCAATATATATTGGCTTTATTTCATCGTCATAATATATGTTGTCTATGTCTATAGCTTTTATTATGGTTATATTTTCCCTCTTATGTTCTGATAACTTAATCGTCCACAAGCCATCATAATTTTCTACTGGATAAAATTCTTTATTCCATAATATGTAATACACCTTTGCTTTTAATGTCTTGCCATTAAAGTCCTTATAGTCTTTATTCCCTATTTGCGCAGATTTTGCAAATACTGGAATCCATATTCCCTTATCATCTTTTCTGTATTCTGCAATTGAGAACCAAGTTCCTTTTTTTCCTTTTATCATCGACTTATATCCACAAGCGAAGCCAACTGAATTATCTCCTGAAATCTCTATTTGTGCTCCATATCCTGAACTACCTATTTGTGCTCTATCTCCTGAACTACCTATTTGTGCTCTATCTCCTGAACTACCTATTTGTGCTCCATTTCCTGAACTACCTATTTGTGCTCTATCTCCTGAACTACCTATTTGTGCTCCATTTCCTGAACTACCTATTTGTGCTCTATCTCCTGAACTACCTATTTGTGCTCCATATCCTGAACTACCTATTTGTGTTCCATATCCTGAACTACCTATTTGTGCTCCATATCCTGAACTACCTATTTGTGCTCTATCTCCTGAACTACCTATTTGTGCTCTATCTCCTGAACTACCTATTTTGATAAAATCTTCCCCATTGTCATTATTACTTTCTTTGCTATTTTCTTTTACTCCTTTTATAAAATCTATAAGCTTTTCCGTAAAATCACTTACCAACTTAACGCCTACCTTTTCTATCATTCCTTTAAAAAATTCAAACATTTTCTTTCCTCCTAATCAATTCTCGAAATGTGGTTCATATTTAACGCTATGAATCCTTTTTCTGTTCTCTCATAAACTGCTACCGTTTTACCTGTATACTCGCATTTTTTCTTGTCCACTGCTTTAACCATTCCCATATCTGCTAATTCTGACAAGCGTGGTGCGGTGTAATTCCTTTCCGTGCTAGGAATAAACCCTAAATCAAATAGCTCCACAGCCAACTCTTTTGCCGTTTTAGGCTTGTCCAATCTATTCAATATCTGTATGTATCTTATTTTTGCCT